GCGGGCCGTCAATACATCGGCAATGTCGCGCAGAGTTTTAGCACCTGACTTCTTGATGATGTCGCGCACCAGGGGGCCAACCTTCTCTGCATAGGCGTCGGCCTTGGCCATGATGACCTTCACGCCAGCGGCGCTGCCGACTTCAGGGGTCGGGCTGCCCAGCACCCTGCCCTGGCGCTTGAGCGCGGCCAGAGCCTGCGTGGTGCGGTCGCTGATGCGCTTGGCTTCGTACTCAGCGAAGACGGCCATCATCTGCAGGAACGTGCGGTCGGCTTCGGGCATGTCGGCGCAGACAAATGGCACCTTGCCGTTGAGCAGCGTGCTGATGAACTCCACGTCACGCGCCAGGCGGTCGAGCTTGGCCACAACCAGGGTGGCCTTCTGCTTGCGTGCCAGGTCAAGCGCTGCGGCCAGCATGGGGCGCTCACGCAGGCGCTTGCGGGTGCCTGACTCGATCTCTGTGAACTCACCGATCAGAGACCAACGGCCACCGTTGAGGAACGTGGTGACCAGCTGGCGCTGTGCCTCCAGGCCAAGGCCAGACTGACCCTGGCGGTCGGTAGAGACTCGGTAATAGGCAACGAACTTGCCGGTGTGGGTGGCCATTCTGAACTCCTGTTTCTCGGTGGTTCTGATACCGGGTTGGTATCGCATGCCTGAATTGTAGTACAAAACCCAATGGTGTCAACAACCCTGTATTTGTACATTTTTATTGGTGTTTTCCCTGGTTTACCGTTCCCTGTACAAAAACCATTGGTTATGATTGATACCGCTATGCAATCAGGAGCCACATGGAACAGACAGAAAACAAACCTTTTATGGTGCGGCTGCGGCCCAGCACCAGAGAGCTGCTGGACAAGGCAGCAGATGACCAGCGCCGCTCTCGCGCCAGCATCATTGATGAGCTCATTCGGGAAGCCTTCACACCTCGCTACGCCGACGTGAATGACCGGCTGCAGCGCCTGTTTCATGGGGCGCACAAGTGAGATTTGGAAGTGTCTGCTCTGGCATTGAGGCGGCATCAGTAGCATGGGAACCGCTGGGCTGGAAGGCTGCATGGTTCTCGGAAATCGAGCCCTTCCCCTGCGCGGTGCTTAAGCACCATTACCCAGATGTTTCCAACCTTGGGGACATGACAGCCCTGCCCGATCGCATCTTGAGCGGCGAGGTTGAGGCACCAGACCTGTTCTGCGGTGGCACCCCGTGCCAAGCATTCTCGGTGGCCGGTCTACGCAAGTCTTTGGACGATGCTCGCGGCAACCTTTCTTTGACATTCTGCGAGATCGCCAATGCAATTGACCATGTTCGAGCTGTTCGATCAGCTGCTCCAGCAATCATCTTCTGGGAGAACGTACCAGGAGTGCTCAACACCTCCGACAATGCCTTCGGGTGCTTTCTGGGAGCGCTTGCCGGAGAAGATGAAGCGCTCATCGCGCCAGGGGGTAGATGGACAAACGCTGGTTTTATTGATGGCCCCCAAAGAACAGTCGCGTGGCGAGTCCTTGACGCCCAATATTTCGGAGTGGCCCAACGACGCAGACGTGTGTTCGTTGTCGCAAGTGCTAGAGAAGGATTCGATCCCGCCGAGGTTCTTTTTGAGTTCGATGGCGTGCGCCGGGATTTTGCGCCGAGCAGAGAAGCGTGGCAAAAACCTGCCCCAACCATTGCAGGCTGCGCTAACGGCGGTGGCGCAAACGGGCCCGGCCGCGATGTAGATAGCGTGGAGTCGCTTCAAGTTGTTCAACCCTACACAGTCGGCAACACCTTGACCGCTAGGATGCACAAAGGGATGAACAGCGACTGCAATGAAGGTCAGACGCCCGTCTTGCATGCGGTTGGTGTGCCAGATGTCATGGCCACTTTGTTGTCGTCAACGGCAGGCATATCGCGTCCGGGCAATGCGGTGACTGAGCACATCACCTACATACCTATGGCGACGCAACCGATTACCTTTAGTAGCGTACAAAGCAATCAAGAGATAAATGCCAATTTGCCTGTTAGCCAAACGCTTGAGGCAACGAATCCGATGGCGGTGGCTCATCCAATCGGCACAGACTTATACAACGGCGCAATTACTGGTGATGTCGCCGTGCCATTGACAAACAGAGCTGATGGGACTGGAACGGGGCCAAGCGTATTGCAACCGATTGGCCTTGATGAAGAACAAAACGCCATGATCAATGCCTTTGGTACGTTAAAGGCGCGTACCGCTGGCGGCGGTTTTGAGGGCGCTGTTATGCAAACCAACATGGCCGTGCGCCGACTGACGCCAGTTGAGTGTGAGCGCCTCCAAGGTTTCCCTGACGGGTACACCGCTATCCCATGGCGTAGCCGTCCAAAAACCGAATGCCCCGATGGGCCGCGCTACAAAGCGCTTGGAAACTCATGGGCTGTGCCCGTGGTGCGCTGGATTGGAAAAAGGATTAAGGAGAACATCGCATGACTCAACAAGAAGCCAACACACTGCTGGACATGGCCACTCAAGGCATGCCGTTGCACTGCGAGGTTGTCACCTGGGCGCTGACCGTCACTGGCGACACAGAGCAGCGCAATTGGGCGGCCAGGTCGGAGCTATTGGACTTTGTTCAGGCACTGCGCCAGGACGGTCTGTTGTGAGCGCCGTCATCCTGGCCCTGGATCTGGGCACGACCACAGGCTGGGCATGCAGGCCATCAGACGGGAACATGGCGCATGGCTGGGCCTCATTCAAGCCTGGCAGGTATGAGGGTGGCGGCATGCGCTATCTGCGCTTCAAGCGCTGGCTGTCAGAGCTGCAGGGCACGGTCGGAGAGATCGGCCAGATCTACTTCGAGGAAGTCAGGCGGCACAACAGCACCGACGCAGCTCACGTCTATGGTGGGCTGATGGCCACGCTGACCAGCTGGTGTGAGCACCATCAGATCCCATACCAAGGCGTGCCTGTGGCCACCATCAAGAAGCACGCCACCGGCAAGGGCAACGCTGGCAAGCCAGAGATGCTGCAGTCAGTGCGCGAGCGTGGCCACCCGGTAACCGATGACAACGAAGCAGACGCAATCGCCCTGCTGTACTGGGCGCTGGAGGAAAACAATGAGAGGTAAATATCAGGAAATGGACGACCAGGACTCTAATTTGATCCTGACCATTCAGAGGTTGAATAGAGAGCTAGCAGCTGAGCGACAGAAGGTGGCAGATCTGCAGGAACTGCTGGATCACACCCGGCAGATCGCGCTCGAGCTTGATCAGAAGGTGCTGAGGGGCAAGACGTGAGAAAGCGCTCCAAATACCGGCCCAGGGGCGTGCGGCTGGACAACATGCAGTGGTTGATCCGAGGCATGGCCCCGGTGCGCGCAAGCGAACACGCCATCAACCTGCGGCTGAAGAACCACAACGCGCTGACCGAGGTGGTTCACGGGCGTGGCAACCGAGACCAGATCGATGTGCTGATCGCTGCCATGAACATGGCAGAGGCGCTGTATCGGGTCAACCCAGAGCTGGGACTGCAGTACAGCCCAGACATCAAGGCAGCTCAGGACGCCCTGTTCACCATGGGCAGGCGCGGCCTGAAGAAGGGGCGCTTCCTGTTCACGGGGCCAGAGCTGACGGCCATGAACACGGGCATGGAGATCCATGACGCGCAACTGCATGTGGCCACGATCACTGAAATGGAGAAGGCGCTCGATCTGGTGGCCAAAGATATCAGGAACAGAAAGGCTATGGTGATTGCATGAAAGGCAAGCGATCCTCACATTACGGCCAGCTGCAGACCGCGAGCTTGCCCAGCGAAGTCAAGCGCATTTGGTACAGCCGGGATGAAGAGCTGCCAGAGCTGCCGTCTTGGCGCTGGTCGTTTGAGATGCAAACCGACATGGAGCAGGTAGAGCGGCGCGAGCTGGTCATCAAGCTGCTGGAAACAATCTGTTTCACCGACCGGGAGGATCTGGTCGTGCGGATGATTGTTATGGACGGAGCAACCTTGGAAGAGGCCGGGCAGGAGCTTGGCGTCACTAAGGAGCGAATCAGGCAGATCTACATGAAGGCCATGCGAAAGGCCAGAACCCGGCAGAAGTCAATCACCGGGAAACACCTGTGGAGCATGGACTGTGAAGTGACCACCTGGACGCACTACAGCTGGCAACAGCGGCAGATCAGGCGCGAGGCCAAGCAATGAGCTTGTCAAACCATCAGATCTTTCTGCTCAAGCACCTGGCCATGGGCTGGAAGTTCAAGCTGACTAACAAAGTCATGGGCAGTTGGAACACCTACTGGTCACTTCGCCGGCGCGGGCTGGTGCTGGCCGACAGCAAGGTCACCGAACTCGGACGCAAAGTGCTGGCCAAGGAGCTGCAGCTGCAGGCAAAGAGAGATGCTCAAAAAACCTTACAAACCACCAAAGAAGACAGGCCCGCTGCCAGAACGCTACACGCTAGAACGTGCCGCGGCCAGGGAGCTGCTGACAACCTGGCAGCACACCGGCAACAAGCAGCTGGTGGACAGGCATCTGGCCAGCATGGACAAGCTCTATGGCCAGGGAGCCGAGCAGCGCATCAGGCAGCACATGCGGGAGGTCAACAGGGATGAACGCCATGGCTGAGCCACAAGCGTTCGTGCTGCCCAAGAAGCCGAAGGTGCGACAGAAGGACGCGCCGCCAGATCAGCGCTCGCTGGCCGTGCTGCCGATCCGAGCTGGCAGAGATCAGCGGCTCCACGGCGCAACCCTGCGCTGCTTGATCGTGCTCTGCAGCTACTGCAACCGGGCAGGCATCACCTGGGTCGGCCAGGCCAAGCTCGCCCAAGACCTAGAGATCAGCCGACAGGCCGTCACCAAGCAGATCAAGATGCTGATCGAGACCGGCTATGTCGAGATCATCAAAAAGGGGTTCAGGGGCGAGCGAGCCAACACCCTGCGCGTCATCTTCGACAAGTCAGTAGACGCTGACACAGCCATCGCCATCACATCAGCACAGGAGAACACCCGCCCACCATCCATGCAAGACGAAACACCAGACCCAGAAGGCCAGCG